AATACCATTTTCTTTTTTAATTTCTAGACCTTCTTTACTGTAAAATAGATCAATTATTTCTTGTTCATTATTAAGAGGTCTTCCTTCTATATTATTATTAGGATCTAGTAATTTAACAATAGAACGTATTATTTTCATACCTAATTTTTTAGCTATTACCATTCTGTTATTACCAACCGTAACTTTTAAAATCTTTACCTTATCTTTTTTTATTTGTTTTATAAATACCGGATCTCTCATTCCGTGTTCAGTCATAGAATTTAATAAGGCATCATAAAATTTTTGTTCTTGACCATTAACAAATTCTGGTCTTGTTAAATAAGTAATATCTTCTATAGGTAATTTCTTATAAACTAAACCTGTCATTGAAAACCATCCTGTATAAAATTAAAACTTATTGATATCCTAATATTATCAGATTTATTGGGTTCCACAGAATGCCATAACCAAGAAGGAAACATTAAGGCTCTTCCTTCTTGCGGTGCTATATGCACATCTCTCCATAAATGTTTGGGAACCGTGTGGGTTGTTCGAGTTGGCATTACATTTTGAATTCCAGGTCTAGGATCATATAAAATTAATTCGCCAGAATTAGGTGGAGCTTTAACATAATATACTCCACTAAATAAAGCGTTAGGATGAATATGGGGTTTATTGTATCCTCCTTTATAATTTATATTAGCCCACATATTGCCTAATTGGGGTCTTCGATCTAAAAACTCTTCTTTAAATATATTTTTTTGCATAACATATAAAGCATCTACTAAAGGTTTATATTCATCAATATTTAATTCATGCATATTTGTTTTACTATGCCATCCATCTACATTTGTTTTTTTAACTCCTTCATCATGTTGAGACCATTCAATTATTTTTTTTTCTAAAGCTTTATTATCTAGATTAAAATCTTCAGCATATAAAATTGTTGGAAAAAATCCGTCTTTAATCATCTAAAAGGTTTTCCTCCAAACCAAACAACAAGTGATTGTCTAACACCACGTTTAACAACATTAACTCTATGATTTAAAAACGATGCAAATATAATTGCATGGCCTTGTTTAAGTTCTGCAAATTTACCTGGCGCCATAAGTTCTAAATCTCCGCCTTCAAACTCTGATGGATCATTTAATAAAAGAGTCATAGATATTTTTCTAACAGGAGGTTCATGTCCCATGTTTACATCACAATCCATATGCCAATCGTAAAACCCTCCTTCTGGGTATTCTGTAAACTGTGCGTTCTCTGTAACCTGTATATCTCCAAATCCAAAATGATTTTCATTAGCTGTTTGTATAAATTTATTAAGATCTTGATACATATGACCCATTTCTTTAAACGGTATCCACGATATTGTAGTTATTCTTTTCTTTGTATCTGTTCCTCCACCTGGTTTATTCATACCAACTTGTGCTTGTTGTGGTGTTTGCTTTCTTCCACACTCAATAATTTGCCTACATTGATCGGGTGTAAATAATGGTGTAGTGGTTTGAACTATCCAACTCTTCCATTTAGGTTCTGTAATGTGTCTATTTTCGTACATTAACTTACTCCTCTATTTTTTATTGGATCATATTGTACATCCATATTAGCCGCAAGTGTTCGTCTCATACCTGGTCCATTAAAGGGATACACACAATGTCTCATGTCATAAGGAAATATAAAAAAATCTCCTTCTTTAATATCTGGTTGATAATCTATGTTGGCAAATTGACCAGAAGATGAACCCAGTATTTGTAGTCTACCATTTTGTGGAGCATCTGTTGCAGAATATTCTACACCAAAACTTTCTGGTAATTTTAAAATCATAACACTAGATAGACCAGTAAACAACGTTCCTTGATGCACGTGCACTGGATTATATTCATGTTCAAACATTGTATTAACCCAGATAGAATTTAAATGCATTTTATATCCGTTTATTCTATTCCAATCCAAGTAGTGTTTAAATCTATTTTCAAACCAACTTAGTACATTAATGGGTAAATGGTTATGTTGAGTCATTTTATCATTATCTTCTCCACCAAAAAATAAACTATGTTCTTTCTCTATTTTACCTACTAATTGTTTGTTAGCTGGTTTTAATTCTGGGTATTTAGTTTCATAAATGTAATTAAGAACATTATATACATCTAGAGGTACTTCATACCTTAATATAGATTGACCTAAAAACGCAACTTTAAAATTTAATGTGTCCATACTTATCTTTTATTCGTTGAGGTATTTTTTCTATATATGGATTATATGTTTTTTTAACTTCTCCTGTATTTATTTTATGCATATTCTTTCCTACAATAATGTCGTTGTATTTCATACCATTTATATTTACTTGTTTCAAGTTATTAAAATAATGTGGATAGTAGGGTTCCTCTAAAAATTTATATATTTTTTTAAATTCTTTTTCAGGATTAATAACTATATCATCATATTTTACAAAATGACAAAGTTCAGGATAGTTATAAGCATTTTTAATTGCTTCTAGTTCTTTAGCAATGCCCCCGTCTTTACTCATAAGCATAGATAATTTTTCTTCGTCATTTTTACAATCGTGTTTATTAGGAAAAGCATCGGGATTTTCTGTATACCATTTCATAAAGCTTGCTAATACATCCATTAAATCTCTTAATAATACTATGCATTTAAAAGGATTTTTAAAATGTTTTTTTATTAAAGGTAGGTTTCCTGTTGTGGTTACTGGCCCACGATCAATAATTATTCTTTGTGGCCAATCTTTGTAGTAAAAATTATACACAACATCCATAACATTATCTAAAGATTTATGGTCTGGAAAATTTTTAAACACGTCTGTTTGTTTAAGTAAAATTAATTCTTTCATTATTTCTAACGTAATAGAATTAGCAGTGCACACCATTTCTGGATTTTGATTTATTATTGATGCAAATAAAGTATTACCAGATCTTGGTAGCGCAATTAAAAAAAATAATTTTTTATTTTTCTTTTGCTCCAATGTCATTAGTCAATTGTTCTTTCTTGTTGTAAATCATTTCTCCTGATTTTTTAACTCTTTCTATAGTTTGTAATTGGCCTAACACATTAAACACTTCTGGTTGACTTGATCCAGATGTTAATGTCTCTGCTTTATTTTTCATTATTAAATGATATGAATCTAGTTGATGTCTGTTAACATCTTTCGTATCAAATGAACCATCGTCAAATTCTTTTTTAAGAGTTGACCATAGTTTAATTTCTCTCATCCTATCTCTAGCAACTAATTGCATGTTAGCTAGACTATATCTTGCTTCATCAAGATCTATTTTCCATTTTTCTAATTTGTATTCGTCTACGTCGTTCTTACCTTCATTTTCTTCTTTGTATATTTTGTTTTCTAACCATTTAACTTTTGCTTCATTTCTTCTGCAATCAAAAGATAAACTCATTAAGTTTTCTAAAAAAACATTTTGTTCTCTAACGCATTGCCAGTATTTTGAAGCTTTAGTTGGATATTTAGCGTCTTGTAAAACAGACATTCTCATTTCTGTCTCTGTTCTAAATACTTGTTTCTTGGTCCAAGTATCTCTAAGCTCGATTGTCATAGCTTTAAATTCTTTTACATCTTCTGGATCTAATAAGTTATTTAAGCTTGGTGCTTCTTTTTCTATTAATGCATGTATATTACGTTTTTCTGTCATATCGTATTCCTTTCATATATGCTTTCTAATATAACTATTTTTAACTTGTTGTCAATGTCTTAGCTGCAGCTTCAGCTGTTTCCTCACTAAATTCTTCTGTAGCTTGATTTGAACCGGGACCACCAGTCATAAATGCATTTGATGTAGGAGATGAAAGTGGAGCTGTTGTTCCTCCTGTTCCTCCAAGACCTCCGTGATTTACTGAATTATTAGGTCCAGTAGAAAATGCTGTGCCATCATATCCGTTTTGAGATGTTAAAGTAGTGCTTCCTGGGTTTGTAGAACCTGCTTGAATTATTCCAGCAGTCTGTGTTCCAAAAGCTAAGTGTCCTGATCTAGCTTGTTGCATAGATGGTCCTGCAGTCCATGAAGAACCGTTCCAAGATTCTGTTGAAGAAAGTCTTGTAGAAGGTGCTCCTGGAGAATTTGCTCTTCCACCAGTTGCTAAAATAGCATTTTGTGCTGCCCCTAAAGCTGCACATTGAACTCTAGTTGTTGACATATTTGTTGCTGATGTCCATGAAGAACCATCATATTGATCGTGATATTTTCCTGAATTAGGAGCCGGTAATACTTCTCCTCCTCCAATACCAAAACAAGCTGTGCTTGGTCCACCTCCTGACCAATTGGCATTTGCCACAGTTAATGCTGGAGAAGATGTCCAATTAGTTCCGTCATAAGATGCAGATGTTGTTACTAAAGGATATCCCCCTAATGATATTGCTGCAGTTTGTAATCCCACAACACAAGCTGATTGTTTTGATTCAGGATGAGCTGTTGCATTTGCCCAAGATGATCCATTATATTCTTCAACATTATTAACATCAGTTGATGTTTCTCCTTGTATACATAAACCTGCAGTTTTGCTTCCGCATGCTCCTACATTAGATCTTCCTGTGTTTAAATTACCACCACTTGACCATGCTGCTGCTGTCCTTGTATTAATTGAAAAAGCATATTCTTCTGTGTTTGTAACCACTGCAGTAGCACTCTCTCCTCCAGCAGCTGTAGCCGCTATTGAAGTTCCTGTAGGTCCACTAGGTATACCTTCTCTAGCAGTTCCCATATTTCCTTGTGTTGAAAAAGATGTTCCATCAAAAGATTCAGTTACTGCGCTAACCGGTGGGGTACTTCCCCCATAAAATACAGCTGCAGTTTGTGTTGCCCCTGAAGCTCCTAAACCAGATCTTGCAGTGCTTCCAGTTGGACCGGTAGTCCAATTAGTTCCATCGTATAATTCAGATGCTGCAGTTCTTGCGGGAAGTTCTCCAAAAGCTCTTATTGCTGCTGTTTGTATTCCAGCTAAAGCACCACTAGATGTACTTGTAGAAGAAGCGTTTACAGTAGCCCAAGAGGCTCCATTATATTCTTCTGTTTTATTTGTTCTTGAAGGTCCACTACCACTTGGTATACCTCCGTTAGTTAAACCAGCTGTTTGTGTTCCACAGTTAGCTGCTGCATAAGTTGCAGTATTTAAATCTTCTTGTTCGGACCAAGATGATCCATTATATTCTTCTGTTACTGTTTGTGAAGGAGGGACCCATCCACCCCATATAAGTCCTGCGGAAGTAGTACCTGCGCCCCCTAAACCATATCTTGCAGTATTTATTGAAGGAATTTCTGACCAACCAGTTCCATTGTATTCATAAGCTTCAGCGCTAGCTGGAACAGGTCCACCAGCAACAAACAAAGAATTTTGTGTGCCCGCTCCTCCTCCTAATCTTCTTGCGTCGATCATAGATCCACTGCTTACCCATGTTCCAGTAGATGAAAGAAGTTTTAATGTATTAGAAGTTGAGTTATACCAAACCTGTCCTTCGGTTGACGTATTTAACGTCGGGTCCGAAGATAAATATTTTATTCGTGTACCTCTAATACCTGCATACTCTGTCATTTAAAAATCCTTTATGGAAGAGTTACATCGCCTGGTCTATCGTTATTTGGTATCGCTTTTTGTTCGTCAGTTTGAGCATCCCAAGCAGCTTGTGCAGCGTCAACTTCAGCTGTAATTAAAGCTTGTGCTTCTGACTTAGTTTTTTCAACACCGTTCCTTTCAGCTAACCACATAGCGCCATCGACATTGTTTCCAATCATCCAAACGTCTGCGGGATAACCTCTAAGAAAGAATTTTCTTCTATCTTCTGCAGTAAAAAATCCTTTTCCAGTGTTAGTAGCTACTCCATATATAAAGTGTGCCATAGTCTTCCTCCTTATTATTTTGTTATATACTTAATTTTAATCATTATCAACTAGTAGTTATATCTTTAATATTTAGAGCTGTTGTTTCTGCTGTAAATGTTTCTGAAGTATTTACCCCTGTAGGAGGTGGCGTACCACCAG